GTTTGATGTTTTAAGCGTTGCGACATCTAATGCCGCAGAGATTATCGGTGGCGGTTTAGTTGATGCCTTTGCCTTAGTAGGTGGCGGTACTGACGCATCCGATGCAGCGTATGTGATCGAGAGTATCGCAACTGCCCTTGCTAATGTCTCGCGTCAAGCAGGCAGAACTGTTGGAGTTATCCCGACTTTAATTCAGAATCTTAAAAACCTACCAAGAAACATTTTCTCTGGTTTTGCTGGAGCACAGATCGGCAGAAATGTCGTAATTCCTCAAAAGAAGGAAGAAGTCAAGCTCACGCTGACTCAGAAAAAACAAGAAGAATTGATGGCTAAACTTGAAAAAGATGCAATCAAGCGCGAGAAAGAAAGACTGGCTCTTCTCAATAAACAGAACACAGCCAAGAAGCTACAAGGTGTAATTGACAAGGCTAACCTCGCTCTCAATAAGGGTGAAGAAGTCTTTGACATGGACAAGATCCAGATTGCAGCAGCTCTTACATCTCAGGCAGAAGCGTTGGGCAAAGCCACTTCTAGCGCACAGCGATTACAGGTAGCCAATGATGTGGCTCGCCTAAATGTCAAGCGTTCTATTCTTGAGCTAGAAGATGCCATTGCCTCTAAGGATGAAGCAGCCATTATTGCTGCAACTAACAAACTCAATACAGATCTTAAATCACTGTCTGCTCTTACTGGTCAAAGCGTAAAACTGTCAGACATCAAGTCTATTCTTGACTCCTTAAAGCCTGTTGATCTGATTAGTCAAAAGAATCTAGATGATGCTTTGTCTAAGATACGAGAGATGCTGGCTTTGCTGGCAGCCGCTACTGGACAAAGTAAAGCAGCAATTCCAGCGAGCAGTTCTCTAGGTTCTGGAATCCCAGTCGGAGATTACATTGCTCCTGTGTCTATGCCAGATGCTTTAGCAGCATCCACGGAGTCTTTGCTCGAATACGCAGACGCAGCAAATGCAAGAGCTAATGCTTTTGCAGATTTGCTAGACATGCAGAACTATGCAGACTTCCTGTCATTGATTGATTATCAAAAGTCTGTGGGCGATTTAGGCGGCTACAGCCCTAACATGAACTCAGGTGCAGGGTACGGATCAGGCAACACCATCATTGTAAATACTGGCGTTGGAGACCCTAACGCTATCGCTGAGGCTATTGACCAAGTCCTTGTTAATGCAGCACAGCGTGGAACTCTTAGAGGTTACTTAGCAGTATGACATGGCTTCCAGAGTGGAGAATTACAGTAGGTGATGATGTCTATACGACTGTCACCTCTGTGTCCTTTGCCTCTGGTCGTTTAGACATTGATCGACAGGCCACGGCAGGTTACTGTCAAGTAGAGATCATCAACACTACTGGGGCAGACTTCACCATCAATGTCACAGAGCCAATCACTTTAGAGCTAAAGAATGGCAGCGGCACTTATGTCACTGTATTCGGTGGCGAAGTATCAGATTTCAACATTGGCGTTAGAAGCCCCGAAGAATCTGGCTACATTACTACTGGCACAATCTTAGGCATTGGCTCATTGGCTAAACTTACAAAGGTTGTCTATAACACAGCACTTGCAGAAGGTTTAGATGGCGCACAGATCGCAGCCATTCTCGGTTCTGCCCTTAACCTGACATGGGCTGAGGTAACTCCAACAGTTACATGGGCAACCTATCCAGCAGATGTCACATGGGAGAACGCTGAGTCTTACATCGGCACTATTGACTCAGGCTTCTACACAATGATCGCACTTGCAGCTAGTGCTTCTGCCAAGTCTCAGACGCTTGCAGATCAGATTGCTACCAGCGCACTAGGTCAGCTCTATGAAGAAAAAGATGGAGATGTCTCCTATGACGATGCAGACCACAGATCTAACTATCTTGCAGCAAATGGCTTTACTAACCTCGATGGCTCGTATGCAACACCTGCCTCTATCAAATCCACAACTCAGACTGCTCGCATCCGTAACAGCCTTATCTATCGCTACTCCACAGGATACGGATCAACCTACAGTACCTCTGACAGCGACTCTATAGCCTCTTACGGCCTCTTTGAGCGATCATTTGACTCTAACATCAAGAACCTTGCAGACATCACTGACATCGCCTCTAGAGAGTTAAACCTACGCAAGAACCCTAGAGGCTCACTAGGAGCAATTACCTTTAGACTTGACAATCCAGACATCCCAACTGCCATGCTTGACGACCTTATTGGCGTGTTCTTTGGTGAGCCTATTCTAATCCAAAACTTACCAAGCAACTTATTCGGTGGATCATTTGATGGCTTTGTCGAGAATGTAGCTCTACGCGCTACCCCTAGTTTTGTAGAGATAACCCTGTACATCTCAGCAACAGACTTTTCACTATCTACTACACAATGGGAAACAGTATTGCCAGCCTCACTAGATTGGTATGGCGTAAATGCTACACTTACTTGGACTAACGCGACAGGAGCTTTAACCTAATGGCAACTACTACACCCAATTTCGGCTGGTCTGTTCCAACATCCAGCGACTTAGTAAAAAATGGCGCAACTGCCATTGAGACACTAGGTGATTCTATTGACGCATCGCTTGTCGATCTCAAAGGTGGCACTACTGGTCAAGTCCTTGCTAAAGCATCTAACACGGACATGGATTTCACATGGAGTGCGATTGACCCTCTCGTAATTTTAGACGCTAAAGGTGATTTAATCACTGCAACGGCAGCCGATACACCAGCTCGTCTAGCAGTAGGCACAAATGGTCAAGTCTTAACGGCTGATTCAACTGCTGCAACAGGATTGAAATGGGCAACTCCCTCAGCAGGCGGTGGTGGCAAAGTCTTGCAAGTTGTTTCAGCAACTTATGGAACACAAACTATCAACTCAACAACTTCTTATGCAGACACAGGTTTGACAGCCACAATTACACCTAGTTCAGCAACTAGCAAAATATTGTGTCTTGTTTCACAAGCGGGTGTTTTCAAGACAGCTGGCAATGATAATTACTGTCATGTTCAACTTTTGCGTGGCGGCTCGTCAATAATTGAATTTGAGCGTCTAGGTGGTTATACCTCAACAAGCGGAACAAGTGGCGTTGCGTCTGCCTCAACAGCATATTTAGACAGTCCAGCAACAACCAGCGCAACCACATACAAAACACAATTTAAGTCGGAAGAAGCTGCTGGTGCAAGTGTTCGTGTTCAAGCAAACGCAGGAGTCTCAACAATTACGCTTTTGGAAATAGGTGCATAATGGCAACAATTGCTGATGTTTTAACCATGTTGATTCCGAATGGTGGTTACATTGCTTCGGGAGATACTTTTGAGGGTATTCAATTTTTAGAATGTGAACCAATAACAAAAGCGCAATTCACAGCGGGTTTTGCACAATGGGACGCATGGAAAGCAGAAGAAGATGCAAAAAAAGCAACAGCAAAAAATGCTGCTGAAGCAAAACTTGCTGCGCTTGGTTTAACTGCTGACGATCTAAAGGCACTCGGATTATAAGTGAAGGCAAAACTTTCTAAAGCTGCTTCCCAGTTAAGAGAGCAGATTGATGATTCCTTCCCAGATCGTGACCGCACATCGGATGGTTGGATCGGTGATACCAGACACGCTGCTCGCAAGTCAGATCATAATCCAGATGAGCAAGGCTGGGTTCGTGCCATCGACATCGATCGTGACTTATTCAAGGGGTCCAAGCCAGACATTATGGGCGATCTTGCAGATCAACTTCGTGCCTTATCAAAGTCAAAAGCAGACACGCGTATTGCTTACATCATCTTTGATGGACACATCTGCTCCAAGATCCTTAACTGGAAGTGGCGCAAATACACAGGGGCTAACAAACATGTTAAGCACTGCCATGTTAGCTTTAAGAAGGAAGCTGATAATGACGGGGCTTTTTTTCAAGTATCTATGTTAGGCGGAGAATAATGAAAGAACTAAAGACAGCAGCAGGCTCATGGGCTAGAGCGTTCCTAGTAGCAGTTATCTCAATGGCAGCAGCTGGAGTAACAGATCCTAAAGCTCTCATTGCAGCAGGCATCGCTTCTATTCTTCCACCGGTGCTTCGTTACCTTAACGCTAACGACCCTGCTATGGGCATCAAGAAGTGACACAGTCCGACTTCTTTACTCTCTACCTTGCCACCATTGCAGCACTCGGTGGCTTGTCTGGCTATGTAATTACTCATCTGTTGTCTGAGATCAAAAGACTCAACACGCGAGTCGATGAGATCTATAACATACTACTTGACAGGTAACATTTTCCTATGGCAAGAAAAGCGACTAAGAATCTAGTTGAGCAAGATTACTCAGCTCTCGATGCTTACTGCATTGGAATGTATGAGTTCGCTCAATCTCTAAAGCGTGCAGGCTTTGATGAAGAGACTGTGCTTGGCATTATCGTAGAGCGATCAGCCTATCCTGCATGGATCTTGCCTGATCCTATAGAGCCAGAACGCTTTGGTGACTACGAAGATGAGGATGACGATTAAGCGAATCGTTGTCGTATCGGACTTACAAGTTCCTTACCATGACAGGGTTGCCACTCGTAACCTTGCTAGCTTCATCACAAAGTTTAAGCCAGATCAAGTAGTCACAATAGGCGATGAGATTGACCTACCACAGATAAGCAAGTGGGAAGAAGGGCGCATGGGCAGTTATGCCCAAACCCTAGATGATGATCGCAATGAGGCTGTTCAACTGCTGTGGGATTTAGGCGTCACAGATTGCATCCGTAGTAATCATACAGATCGCCTGTATAACATCATCATGGCTAAAGTGCCTGCTTTTGGTGCATTGCCAGAGCTTCGCTTTGAGAAGTTTATGAAGTTCGATGAGCTAGGCATTACCTTCCACAAGAACCCTATGGCGATTGCTCCTAACTGGATTGCAGTTCATGGAGACCACACACCAATCAAGCCACAAGGGGGTCTATCAGCCCTAGAAGCCGCTCGTAGGCATGGCAAGAATGTTATCTCAGGACATACACACAGGGCAGGGCGTTCGGCCTTCTCAGAGGCTTCTGGGGGCCGTATAGGGCGTGTTCTACATGGTGTCGAGGTAGGCAATCTCATGGACTTCAAGCAGGCCCACTACACGAAAGGGTCGGCCAACTGGCAACAGGCTTTCGCCATCATGTATGTGCATGGATCTAAGGTGCAGGTCGATCTAATCAACATTGAAAAGGATGGCACATTCATTGTGTCTGGAAAGTCCTACGGCAGACCTAGATAATCGTTATCAAGTCGTTACCTAAATGTGCTTGACCATGTCAGATGAGCGTGAGACTCTAATTCAGTAAGCCAGTCAAGGGCACTGGATGCAGATAGGTCAAGAAGATGATTAAGTTTAACAGAATTAACGGATGGTCTTACAAGACTTCTGATGATTGTTTCATTGTTAGCAACTGCGGACCTCGTCAATGGTTCTCAGCTGAGATAGATGCAGAACTTACAGCTAAGCATGGTTTCATTGTTGTTGATGAGCACTCAAAGGTTTATCACAGCAGCTTGACATCTGCTCAAAACTGGGTGCGCACATTTGATTATGCAAAGGTTGGTGCATAATGATTAACTCAGTAGTAATTATAGGGATGATTGGATTGCTTTTCATTTCCAATGTTCTTTGGTATTCACAAGGCTTCAAGGATGGTCGCAGAGAAGGCTGGCACAAGGCTCGTAATCTAGGCCGCAGCTTGGCTGATAAATGAGAGCTAATGAAATCTTACTCTCAGCCACCGACACGATCCGTGACCGTGGGCTTCAATACGGTCACCCTGCGGATAACTTGCAACACACAGCAATGCTCCTCAGCGCATACTTACAAACACCAATACACGACTATCAGGTGGCAGGGATCATGGTCTTGGTTAAACTTGCAAGGACTAATCAATCAGCGCAGCACATCGACAACTGGGTCGATCTATGCAGCTACGGAGCACTAGCTGGGCAACTAGCCACAGAGGAGAACGAACTCTATGTTTAATTTAGCCGATTACGAGACAGTCGAGGTGAGACTTGAAAAGTTTATTCAGGATTATCCAGATTTTCGCATTGCAACAGAGCTGGAACTTGTCGAGAAAGATAGATACATTGTTAAAGCTTATCTATACAAAACTTCTACAGATAGCGTTGCATGGACGACAGGATACGCGGAAGAAAAAGTTACTGATCGAGGTGTTAATAGCACTTCAGCATTGGAGAATTGTGAGACTTCGGCAATCGGCCGCAGCCTTAGCGCTGCAGGTTATGCTGCTAAAGGAAAGCGTCCAAGCCGCGAAGAAATGAGCAAGGTAGTAGCACAAAAGCCTGTCAAGCCTGCTGTTGTAGATGTGCAGGACTATTGGACGACACCTGTCAATGAATACATGAAAGTAGTCGATGCTCCAGTAACTCTAGAAAAGGCAATGGAGAATGTAGCTGCAATCATTGGCACAGGCGAAGCACAAGAAGCACCATCATGCGAGCATGGACACATGCAATGGCGTGAAGGTGAGAAGAACGGCAAAGCATGGGGTGGTTACTTCTGCAACTCAGCAATCTCATCAGCTCATAGATGCCCAACTAAATGGTACAACCTCGGATCAGACGGAAAGTTCGTAGCACAGAAAGCGAGAGTATAATGGGTCATGTAGGAATTAAGATCAATGGCGAATGGCTTGACCTTATGTCAGCCTTCATTGCTTGTCAGCTGTGCAATGAGCCAGTGCAGATTAAGGATCTAGAAAACATTTCATCTGATTCAGTTAATGGAGTTGTCACATGGCAATGTGCAAAATGCACAGCTGTCAATGGATGAGAAAGAGCAACTTTTAATTTTCTTAATATTGTGCTTATTCATTGGTGGCATTGCTCTGGGTTACATGGCGCATGGCTAGTCAAGCAAGAAAGCACAGAGGTTTCCGTACAGAGCGTGTTGTAGCTGAGTACCTATCGACTTGGTGGCAAGGCGCATGTGTGGGAAGGGGTAGTGGCAAGGATATTGTTAATGTGCCGTTCGATGTTGAGGTCAAAGCCCGTGCTGGATTTCAACCACTTGCATACATTAAACAATTGAAAGCTCGGACAGCCATTTCGGGGGAATTAGGCTTCGGAGTTATTAGACTCAACGGACAGGGTGAGGATGCGCGTGAGTATGCCGCGATTATCCGCTTAGAGGATCTATTGCCACTACTCATATTAAAATACGGTCACATTACTAGCGAACCTACAGAGGCAGACATTGACCGCTGCAAAGCTTGTGGGTCTTACATGATACAGAGGTGCCTAACTTGCCAACCTACGATTACAAATGCGCCAGATGCAATCTTAGTCAAGAAGTCCATCACGGATGGAACAATCGACCAATGATCTTATGTGCTTATTGTAATGAACCTATGGTCAAGGCAATTAGTTCATCTCCTGTTCATTTCAAGGGTAAGGGCTTCTACAGTACGGATAAATAGTTATCCACAGAAGTTATCCACAGGGCATTAGATTGGAGTCTCAATGAAGCGACACGCCGCTCTGACCAGCACTTATGTAAATGAATTTGACAAGGATGGTACCCTGACAGGGCAGAGCCTCTCAAAGGCTCACCCCGAGCCGCTGAGGCGGATCGCTCGGGGGGTGCTTGCAGGTATTGGGATAGCTCTATGCTTTATGCCTGCAGCAGGATCTACAAATCTAAATCAGATAAGCATGACACCTAAACAGTATGCTTATTATTCATTAAATGATTTAGTTCAATATAAATGTTTAGCAACTCTGTATGGTAAAGAGTCAGCATGGAACTATAAGGCTTACAATAAGAGCAGTGGCACAGTAGGCATACCACAAGGCAAATCAGTATGGCTATTAACAGCTACACCAATACAGCAAGTAGAGTGGGGCTTACGCTACATTAAGCATAGGCATGGCACACCATGCAAAGCCCTCGATCATTGGAAGCAATTTAATTGGCACTAGATAAGTTAAACAGCAGGCGCTATAGAGAACAGCGAGAGCGTATCTTCTCCAGAGATGGAAGAGTCTGTCAGTTGTGTGGCACAGATGAAGGCGAGATGCACATCGACCACATCATCCCACGCAAAGTAGGTGGAGACCACAGCCTTGATAATCTTCGTGTGTTATGTAAGTCATGCAACCTACGCAAAGGTGCGCTCAATGAGGGCGTTTTTTTAGCACAACAGGCTAC